AACTGGAGAAGTTGTGAGGACGTTGTTGCCGCTGCCGTTGTTAGTGACACTAACAAGGTTCTTGCTGGCGTCCGTCGCAACTGCGCTCGATGCGGTCAGGCTTGTTAAATTCTGCGTTCCCGCGAACGTGTTGCCGGCGTCAGTTCTTGCTAGCGTGGCAGAGGTCGTCGGAAACGTCATCGTCGTGCCATCGGTGCCCGACAATGTAAGAGAATTGGTGAAGTTGAGGGTTTTCGCCGCAGTCCCCGTCAACGTATACGTTCCAGCAGTGAACGTATTGCCGTTTATGGTCGTTGCAGTCAGAACGCCAAAGGCATTTGTCCCTGTAAACGTCTGGCCCGTATCAGTTCTTGCAATCGTGGCGCTGGTAGTCGGAAAGGTAAGTGTGATCCCGTCTGCCCCGACTAGCGTCAAGGAATTGCTGACAACTAATGTCTTGGTTCCAAGTGTCAGCGTACCCGTACCAGCCGTCCACGTATTGCCGTTATAGGTGGATGTGGTGATTGTTGACCCAGAGATCGTAGAGTTAGAAATCGTAGCGCCGGTAATGACCGGATTGATAATGCTGGTGATCGGGAAGGTGATTTGATATCCGCCCGCCCCGCCATTCAGCGCCGAATTATAGGCAGCGCCGTAGAGTACGTTAATGAAGATGTCGTTGGCAGCGGCCTGGGTTGCTCCATCTTCTTTGTAGAGCTTCAAGCCATTGATCGTTACCGCGCCAGTAGACGTGGCTGTGGCAACGAAGGTGAAGCTCTGAAGCTGTTGGGGAGGGGTGCTGATATTCGGCGCAAAGGCCGATGGCATTGGGGTGAGAACGATAGCATTCGTACCCGCTGCCGTGCAGGGAATCATGCCGAGATTACCCATGTCGGCAAGCGACTGGTCCCACAGGCTGAAGGGCTGAAGCCCGTCCGTGAGGTTAGCGTAGACCGTCCTGGGGGCCATTAAACGCCCTTGGTGCCGTACAGGATGATTGAAACGCTGGCCGTAACACCACCGCTCGCTGCAGTGAGCGTCGTCAATGGCGTGGTGAAAATGTCGATATCACCAGTAACGCCCGTGCCGGCGTTGTTAGAAATGCCCGCAATCGATTTCGATGTTTTCAGATCGAAGTTGAGGTCGCCGTAATTCTGGCCGAGGATAGCAAGATCCACATTGCTGGTTGCATGCCACTGCAAACGAGTGACGCAATTGAAGGATGAATAGAGAATCCGCGTTACTTTGTAATGCACACCCGGCACAGTCACGCCTGCAGCATTGAAAATGCCCGCCTGCGTTCCGTCCTGCGTCCCGGCCGTCGTGCTCGCCGCATCAACGCCGTTGATTGCCAGTACCAGATTGCGTGGACCGCTCTCCAGCAATTGGTAAGTGAAAGCCATTGCCATTTTGACAATCCTTGAATGAAAAGGGGGAGGGCTTTACCCCTCCCCGCGCTTAGGTCATCAAAATTAGTTGGTAAAGTTGGTCACGCCAAACAAGCCGGTCGTCAGACCACCATTCGCAAGCGTGGTCATCAAACGAGCGCTCGAGGGCGTGACAAAGTTGGTTATGCGATTGCCGCCAGGAGTAAGAGCAATAGTCCCGCGCACATCACCAGTTGTTCCTGTTGCCGGCGAGGTCGTATCGGCTGCCGTAATGCTGGGGTTGGTCGTGTAACCAGTGCCAGCAATCCACGAATCCACATACGCCGCAGTATCAACCGCAACGCTCAACCCGAACACATTGAGCACGTCAAACGAGTAATTATGTGCATCCGAGAAGCCCGGCGTGATCGAGGCAATCCACTTCCATGCCTTCTTGCCGTTAACAGTCGTGGCGCCGGCAGTCGCCGTGATGACTTCAGACATCGGCTGTCCATAGACATCCCAACCACGAACCGTAAACGCACCACCCGCACCACCCGAAACGCCCGTGACCGCAATCGTTCGCGTGCACATATTGGTCGGATCAAAGGCCGCGGTAATGTCGCGAAGACCCAGGAAGCTGTAAGCCATCTGGCTCTGAATGACGACCGTGCTGGCGGGAATAACCGTGCCGAACGGCATCGTGGTCAACGCAGAGGCCGTAATCAACGCGCCACTGGTCAGGGTGGTGGCGGTTGTCAACGTCATGGCAGTACCGCTCGTGACGTTCGCGGCCGGCGCAATGCCACCCGTGCCAGCGGCAGGAGCGTTCGCAATCACCTGGTCAAGCGTCGCCGGATATGCACCGTTAGCAAAACCAACAACGGCAGCCATCGCGCCGTTACCGAGCGCGTTATACTTGTTGTAAGCCATACGATGGTCAAGCAGACCACCGCCGCCATACACCATCGAGGGCGCGGAATCCGGCTGGGTATTCGAAAGAGCACCGTATTGACCGGGCTTACGCTGAACAACAACGTGACAAGGGGCGGTTTCAGCACTGCGTGCCATCTTGAAAATCCTTTTTTATAGCGGATGCCAATGCATCGGGCGCTCGGGCCAAATGACCCATGAAAAAGAAAACGGGGCCCGAGGCCCCGCTTGAGTTTGTGATGCTGGGGTGGTTTTTAGACGCCTGGGGTGCCGTACACACCGCGGAAGTCGCTCCAACCCATCGAATAACGCTCGTAGCAAGCTGCTTTGGCGTTCTTGGTATCGAAATCGTTATCCTGATCGAACATGATCGAGTCACGCGTGTACATCTTCATGCCAGCCGGCGCGTTCGTGCGGATGAACCACGCCGTTGCCGACGTAAAGTAATGGTTCATCTTGATCCCCTTGGGGAACACGTTCGTGGACTTCAGCACGTTGATCGCGTTGTTCGAAGTGTCGTTCTGAAGAACGGACTTCAAAATGCGATTTGCTTCGTAGAACTGCTGCACAGGAATATGCAGCGATTCCGGCATCAGCGAAATCAGCAAGCCGCGACCGTTCTTCGCCTGCATGATCTGCACGCAGAGGTCTTCGATCGCCGCTTCGGACAAGTCCGCCGCGGTAGCAAGCTGGTTGGACTGGTTGCCGCCGGTAGTCGTCGGGTGGGCAGTGCTGATAAGGCTCTGACCGTCGCCGCCAGTGAACGAGGAGTTGAACGCCCGGTTAAAGACGTTCGCGCCAACGTTTTCCTTGGTCTGACGCATGGAGAAGGCGAGCTGCTTCGCGCGCCGCTTCGAAACTACCTCATAAAGATCGTCGCGAAGTTCTTCAAACGTCACGATATAGCCAAGCGCGTAAGCGACATGGGTATATCGGGTGACAGCGCCCTGCTGTTCGGTGTCGTAATCAATCGCAATGCCCTGGTTCTTGATCGGAGCCAGGCCAAAGCCGGAGATTTCGACATCCTCTTCGTATGCCTTGTCAGAAGTCTCACGTTCGAACAGATCCACCCACTCTTCCGGATGCTCCGTGTACGAACGGCCCCACCATTCTTTGATCCCCGGCCATAGTGCTTTGGGATGATTGCCAGTTGTAATAACAGCCATCTGTCAATCCTCCTTAGACGCCGGCAATCTGGTTGGCGAAGCGTGAGTTATTCAGCTTCACAAGCCATTTTGCGTTCATGTTGGTGTTGGCAACGTTGCTGATGGTGTTGTCAGCCTGTTGCAGCGGCATGATGATCTTCACATCAAGGGTGCTGGTGGTGTTGACGGTGGAAGCCGCCATCTGCCAGCCCGAATAGCCCGTGGTGGTCGAACCCGAACCCGAAACGAGGTTCGCGTTGCGGCCGGCCCACTGGTTAGGAGCACGCGCCTGCGAAGAGGCGTCGTCCTGAATCATGAACAACAGATTCGGATCGTCCGCGATAGCAAGATACTGGTTGGTGGAAGCGAGATGGTAGGGAGCCAGATCGCGAGTAACTGCAATCGGAGGCTGACCACCATCGAGAATGCTGACGACAACGCCAGTAATCGGCGAACCGACCGTGGCGAGCTGAACGGCGGGAATGCCGTTAGCGTCGTTCGAACCGGAAACAACGTCTACCGGATCGCCGACAAAAAGCGCCGTCGCGTAAGACGACGGGACGTAGTAAAGATTGACGGAGCCGTTGAACATGCCCCCCCAAGTATAGCGATAGGGAATTAGGCCCCTCGCAACGTTTGCGTTTGCCATAATGAACCTCTAGGCAATGATGGATTTCGCGCCTACGGCATCGCAATTGCGAGCCTGAACGCGCGGATGAATTATTTATTGCCGTGCGAGATCTTGATACCCTGTGAGGGTACGTATCCCTGATCCGGCTTCTCGAACTTGCCTCGACGCATCAATTCCTCTTTTTGGTCGATGTGCTCTTGCTCGAGTTTAATATCTGCCTGATACCATTCCTCCGGTATCCTCATGAGATACGCCGTCAAGGCTCCGCCACCCTCGGCGACGCCAACAACGCGGCTCACGTTCTTTCCGTCCTTGTCCTTCACATGCTCGTACCCGGCCTCTGCGGCGCGATCGATACGGCCCGGAATGTCATTAAACCAATGATCGTGAAATCCTTCACGCTTTTCATAGGCCAGCTTCAACTGCATTGACCCGAACGGCTTGCGATTGGGCCGCTGGGGTAAATCCGGTTGAGCTTGAGTCTGTGGTGCATCGCGCATGACTGGCGGATTAACCTGCGGTCGAATACCTTCGTGCATAGTCTTTTCCTCTAATCCCATTCGTAATCGGCTACGTACTTGTCTTTGGTGTAGCCAGGAATTGTCTTGCAGAACTTGTCGCAAGCCTTCTTGGCCTCCGCAGGCAAATCCTCGTAGGTCTTGCCCGCCTTCTTCCGCGGCGGATTACCCGCGCTAGGCTAGTTCACAGCGCTTGCACCTTCCCGCTTGGGGTTGATCCCGAACTTGTCAGGAAACCGCTCCATGGTCTTCTG